GTATTGGTCTCTGGATCGTAACCATCTACTTTTCTGGTCCTTCCAGAAGTCAATTTTATCGAATATTGGCGGAGTATATTGCCGTTCTTAAGGGAATCCAGCCATAATACCTCCGGTTTGGAGACCTGATAAACGCAGGTAGGACATCCATGACCTCGTACATGGTTACAAGGAGATTGTTCGAAAATTCCATGCTTACTACAGACTATTTCTCCCAATACCTTAGAACCAAGATACTTAAATAAGTCATAATTGTATCTATCGCCATGGGCTGCCGTAGCTCTGGCCAAAAAGCTTCTCCTCTTAGATAAGATTTTGGCTATGGAAATATTTTTCCCTCTGCACTTACCACACCCGCGTCCGGTGAGGTGATCGTTCGGGGTTTGCCAGAAAGCGTGGTCGCCACAGATTATTTTTGATTTTGTTTTAGAATCGACATACACGAATTCGGAATAGTCATATGTGTTGCCATGAACACAGATCGCTTTAGCGGGAAACGCCGCCCCAGCATCGTTTTTTCGTGTGACATCATTTTTTCTGATCACAGGCAATTCAGGAAACCTCAAGTTTCCTGTATTTATGGGATTGGCTTGGATAATTGTTGACGAGATTTCGCCGCACTAAATACCCGACTGTAATCTTTTCAAGCACATAGTGATGGATGAACAAATAATCAAGATTCTTGAACAATTTCCATTTTTGTCATACGGAACGATGAACGACATTTCCTACCTTGGAGTGGTTCAGAATTGCGATACTCAACTGATCTCCATCTATGACATCAACGCCATTCCCACCAAGGAACTGCGTGAAAATTTCATCAAATGCTCACATGACTGGTGGTGGGAGTCGAACCGACAGGTCCCGATCAACATCTTCCTCAAAGAGAGATTCCTGCCCTTCAGACCGTATCTGAAGCATTTCTCACGCAAGGATTTCAACCTGATCTCGGGACCAACCGTCTCCTTGCAAGAAACCATCGCCCGCCGTGTCCGCAAGCGTCAGGTCATGCTGGTCAGACGCCTCATCTGAAATTCTGCCAGGAGGCGAAGGCCATCCCGGCGATGAAACCGGATGTCCAGCAAGCGATGATAGCTACTGCCCATAGCAACATCATCCGAGCCCGTTCATGATCACATGCATCATGTCGCTGAACATATAAGTGAACATCCCTATCGCGTTGATGCCGCCGAGCATCATCATGGCCACGCAAATCAGGATGAACTTGAAAGCGAGCGTGAGAATGTTCATGAATCTGGTTCCAGGCATACCAAATGAGTGGTGCCGTCGACTTCCCAATTTGCTATGTTGTGTTTCTTGATTTCATCAAACGGGGTCCTGCCAATTTTTTTCCACTCGCTTTTCTTGCCGTTGAAAAAACAGAAAATAACTGGCTTACCAGCAAACTCATCTCCGCTCCAATCGACATTTTCGATGTAATGGAATGGCAGATACCCCACGTATGCCTGACCGGTTTTCCTGTTGTTGTTCTGTATCCGAGTCATTTCATCATGGGAAACGTCGCCGATGGCCTTCGTATCAACAGGTGGTAATCCTACCCATTCCAGCATAAACATCACCCCATCGTGATATAATCCTACAAATCCAGCCTTGAAATAGTCATTAGGGCTCCCGCCATCAGGATAGTTTTTGTAGTAAGTTTTGATGTTGGCGATGTAACAATCACAGTCTCGATGACTCGTAGTTTCAAATTCCGCTTTCCATTTCCTCTTGTATTGGGACATTTCTGCACAGGACAACCAGCGTCGTACCGATCTTTGTCCGGCAAACCTATCTTTCCCGAACGTGTAAAAAAGGGAAGTTAGACCAACCGAAAGGATAATAGCTGACAGAGGATTTGCTGCCAGTAAGTCTAGAACGTTCATCCTGGTAACAGTACGGACATGGCGATCAGCACGCCGTCTTCCAACGTCTCCACCCGATAGGTGATACATTCCAACATCATCGGATGGGTGTTGAAGACCGCGTCTTTCTCCATCACCGCGACCACGATGATGTGATTGTCGAACGCCCAGCCGAGTTCCATGGCCGTGCCGACGCTCGTGGAAGTGGCCTTGAGGAAGTTGATGAAGACCAGGTCTGCGGTCGTGCAATCGTGATGGTCACGATACAAAATTCCCTTAGCGGACGCCAGCGGATGATACTCGTAGGATTTGTCGATCACGCCTTCCTTGCGGAGGAACTGTTTCGCTCGCAACGGGGAGTAACACTCAATCCCAGTCCCGTGGAGAGCATCCGATACTTCATCGCGCCAGGCTTGCGCCTCGTCATAAGTGTAGCCACTAATGCCACCGGCTAGATAGATTCTTGACATTTTCTGTTCCTAAAATACAGCATCAAAATAACATAAGTCGTGTTCACACACATCAATAAAAGACTGCCATAAAAACTGTAGTACAGAGTCAGACCTCCATAAAAGAAAATGTTCCATATTCCCCAAAGGGTGAACACCGCCGTGGAGAAGATGCTGACGCCCTTGACGGAGCGATCTTTCAAAATGACCTTGCAATGGTTCGCCACCAACGCGGCACCCATCAGTTCAAACAACCCGTTGATCATGTCAGGCGTCATTGGATAACCCGCTATATAATCGGAACATCACCGCCTGGGTGTCGTCCTCGATGGTGATGGTGAATTCGATCAGGATGTCGCGCGAGACCAGCATGGACAGCATCTCCGGCCAGCGAAACCCAGACACCTGATAGTCGATGTCATTATCGGCGAGCCACGCGGCATCTTTCTCAAACGACTTCGTGAACATCGCCTTGTCGATGCCGTAGCTCTCGTTGATCTTGACGTAGACCGGCGCGTAATTGAAAATCTTCATCCGGCTTGTTCTATCAGCAGGTTCAATTGAACGACTATTGCCGCAGCGTAACTCATAGCATGGGCGCGTTTGAAGTAGTACCCTTCTGTTTTCGTCCAGATTTCCCGATCAATCTGCACTCTTGGTTTGCCCACCAGATACTTCTTGCCGGGTCGGATGAGGGCGATGCAGATGGCGAGGTCTTCGATGCTCTTTGGCTGAATATCTTTGATGATGTGAAAGTGTTGGGCAACATGCGCCAGTCTGGCGACGATGTCCGAGGCATTGAACAAATCCCATGGCGGATCGGTGTTGAGCAGTTCGAGCAGATGTGCTTCATCCCGCACATCCTGATAGATCGTGTTATTGAGGAAGTCGATCTTGAAATAGCCCTTTTCCTCGGCCTCCTTATAGGGCCACACGGCCATGCCATCCATCGGGTCCACCGGTATGTCATGGAAATACACGCCGCTCTGGTGCTTCCTGCGCGCCGTCTCGCGGGTCTCAGAGGCGGAAACATAGGTCAGGTCTTTCAGAGCCGTGTCACGATTGCCAAAATCGATGTCGATGTCGGTCCTGATGTCCATCACTTCCCCTCGTTATCGATGACGACCTTGAAGCCGTTCTTCGAACCGAGGTCGATCTTGACATCCAGTGTCGCGCTATAATCGTACAGCACGTCATCACTCGACACGCGATTGATGCGAAACAGTTCAATGTTGCAACCGTTTTCCTGAATGAGAGAGATGATGCCGCACAGGAAGAACGCCAGCCGCGCCACCATCGGATTGTCTTTGTCCGAGCGCACCGCGTCATCCGCGCCAGAGAGGATTTTCAGGATGTTGACGATCATCACGTGAAAATGGCGGATTTCCAGGTCCATCCAACGAGTCCGGCTCGCGAACATATCGGTGTTCTGGAGCGCCAACAGGACATCATCGGTGTCTTTCCATCTGCCGCGTTGCGCCTCGAAATCCCCGTCATCCAAAATGTAGAGGATGCGCTGTCCGATCTCGAAATCGTTGACGATCACCTGGCAGATCATATCGCGTCTCTTAGATCAAGTTTGCCTTCAAGACTGTTTTGCATCTCGGCCACGCGACTGGTCTGGCGGCGAATGAAACTACGCGTTGAGTTCATGAAACCTCCGAGGCGTAATATCTCGCCCTTCTGCTTATCGATCAACCGGGCCTGATCGGCGATGAGTTGCTCCAGTCGGGCGACATACTCCACGGTCGGAACCTCATATTCGATGATGCCAACGCGGATTTTTCGTGTTCTCGCGAACGCGGACACGTCTATGTGGACATCCGGTCTGACTTCCGGTTCATCATCACTCAGGTACATCGCCGCTAAATCTTCATCATCCATTTTTCAAATCCCATTTTCTGCCAGCATGATCCGGATAGTATCTACATCTTGCTTATGTCTTTCAATCTTCAACCTCCAGAATCCCGCGTCTATCGCCGATTCCACCATTTGGTTCTGTTCTGGCGACAATCTAGCGAGTAATATATGCGCGCTTGAGGCGGTGAAAATCAACCATGGACTGAGCCTGCCGTTGACAATCCACATGACCGCTTGCGGCGGTTCCACCTTGCGAAAAAAATCGCACCAGTCCTCGCCCGAGGAAACCGACCATTGTTGCATGAGCATGAAATTTCGTTCTATAGCGTCAATCGGCGGTTCATTCTTGTTGAGTTCCCTTATATATGTCGAATACATCACAAGATCGGTCCATCTGTCGATTTTCACTTCTGATCGAATCAGAAAGTCGATGAACCCAATTGGATTCAAGGCGTTCAGGTCCACGATGTGTTTGCCGAACCGGATGAACGCGCCATACATTTTGCTCTTGGCGAATCCCTCATAGGTGGTCTGCTTACCCATCGACAATTTGAAGAATCGAGCATAGGCCATGAAGCCCAATTTGACTGGTTTGTCGTCCTTTTGCAGAAATCGCCGCTTTTTCTCACACAGATGATTGATGAGGCGCGTTTCCGTGGTGAAATCCCGTTTGCAGAACCCACACAGGAAAATCTCGATCTTCTGGTCACATTTATGTTTCGAATAGCCAATCTTGGTGAATTCGCGGCCACACGGGCAATCAACCTTGTTTGATTTTGTCATAGGCTTTGAGTATATCCTTGGCATCACCTGGTTGCACGCCACAATCACTCAGGAACACTGAAAAACTCTTCTTGGTATGCTGTGACATGACGAACTCAAGTTGGCTGTCACTGGCATCCGGGTAATGTGCCTCCAGGAATTCGTACGCCTTGTTGCTGAGTGCTTTGCGTTTGGGTCCGGCGAGCCATTTATGATTCAGTAGGACACCAAGGCCGCAGGACGCCAGCAGGCGATAGGTCAGGTCCGGATGCTTGTGGAGATCAAACAGATGCACGTTGACACGTTCATTCACCATCCACAACATGACAGCGGATTCGGGTCCATCATCGACCGTCGCGACGAATCTCTGGATGACCACCGGGGAGAACTCCTTTCTGGCGTCATCGGGTTGCTTGGAGAGCCAGTCGCTATCACGTTTGTCGATGGCGCGAAGTAAAGGGGAGAGTTCAAGTTTGCGATCCGCCATTTTTAAACCTTAGATGTTACTTCCAATACGTGCAGTGTAAATAACCACGACCCACGTTCATCTAATGTGTGGTCCAAGGTTGCTAGGCCCACGTTCGTCTACGTTGTATTATGAAGCGGACGTGGGCCGAATTTTAACCGCGCGAGCCTGTCCCCACGTTCACCCTACATTCGACACCAGCGGCCCTAAGACAATAGGCTTCTTGTTCCTTGTTGAGATCAAGTGCGATCTTATGAGCGAGGATGTCTCCGACCAGAGGAGTTTTGCGACCTAATGCCATTACGTATGTTTATCAAATCAGCGACCATCGAGTCAACAGTCATAGGAAGAAGCCCAGTGACCGAAACGAAAAGCCGACGATAGAACTTTCAAACTTAAAAACACATTGACTCCATCTGCTCAACTGTTAGACTCGCTCTTGTTGTTTAATCGAACTTTTAGTGAAGGCTTCTCAATGAACATCGAAGGACAGGTTGCGTCATTTTATGGCGGTGACGGTGGTGCTCTCGCGTGGACGGGTTCGGTCGGCGAGCGTCTACTGGCCATGTCATCGGATTGTTACGTGTTTGATTTCTTCCGATCCGTGCAGGAAGGCTTCTTTGAACTCATCAAAAAAGTTCGTCTGAGCCTGAAGGGTCAGGGCATCGCGACGGTGGTGACATGCTTTGGTCCGCGCACGGCCATCATCGCCACGAATGGTGAGACGTTCATTACGCTGCATGATGCTGATTACTCGAACACGAATCCGTGGAACGTCCTGGATCGCGGCATCTCGATCAAAGGATATGGTGATTACGAAATCATCACCCAACTGCACACCTATCTGGATGAAAGCATCAAGGAAAGCCTGATCCCATCCGTCGTATGGGAATACATGGTCGGAAATGATCGGAAAAATCAGAGTATTCGCATCGCGCGGGCGAAGCCGATCTTCTCGGAATTCTATCCCTGGATCGGCTGCGGTGTCCACGAGTACTTTGACCGCTATCTTGCCAGCGAGAGTTCGATCCTGGTGCTATTGGGCGAAGCGGGCACGGCAAAAACCTCCTTCATTCGCAGCATGATCTGGCATGCCGGATTGAAGACGATGTTCACTTATGATGAGAAATTGCTCGTTTCCGATTCGATGTTCGTGGATTTCATCACCGGAACCTCGGAATTACTCGTGGTCGAGGACGCTGATCTGTTCCTCACCGACCGAGAGCATGGAGCCAACAAGGTGATGTCGAAGTTCCTCAACATCAGTGATGGGCTGGCGGCGGGGAAGCGCAAGAAAAAGATCATCTTCACCGCGAACATCTTGGAACCGACCCGCATTGATTCCGCCCTGTTGCGTCCCGGCAGATGCTATGAATGCTTGCCGTTTCGCCGCCTGACCTATACGGAAGCCTGCGCGGCAGCGGCGGCGGGCGCGATCCCAGCGCCCAAGGAAGATCGGTATTACACCCTGGCCGAGCTATTCTCCCTGGCGAAGAACGAGCCAACCTCGGTGACGCCGGAGAAGGTCGGATTTTCCCGATGATGAAAATCAGAGTTTTCGTGCCACTTTTCCTCGTTTCACAGTCATTCCAACTGGTGATAGCGGGCGCTATACTCGCATGGCTTGTAGCACCTGCCTGGGGGTTTCTAACGTTTGGTGGCGTGCTTGGCATGGCCGCGTTTGGTGGCGCTGCCATTATCGCGGCGTGGGAAAATAATGAGTGACTCTAAGCGGTCGCGTAAGTCTTCGCGCAGCCTTTGATGAACCGCTTGGCATCGTGATAACTGGCGAACAGATGGCAGTTATGCCATAGTTTCGCCAGGTCATCGATTGTGTTATCATCCATATTCTTGAAGCACCGCCGATGCACCGCGAAGAAAATCCCTGGATGGTGGATGATCTCCTGCATCCGCTTATTGTCGTATTCCTTCCACAGGTTCGTTCCCATCCAGTTGTCAAACTTGTAGTAATCTTCGAGTTTCTTTCCAATTGAAGCGACGTAGGTTCCGTAGAGGAAGAATTCGGTCAGTTCGTTCTTGACGAACGTCTCGGCGAATGGCCGTTTCTCCCTCGTCTCGATGCTGCCGATGAGTTGCCGGGTCAGGCTCGTGATCATGGTGAAGGGCGGCGTGGTCGGGATAAACCGGTTCATGACCAGTTCTGGATCGACCTTGAGGTAGTCACAACAATGCAGCAAGTATCGCTTGAGCGTGTGATTGCCATAGGCATACCAGCCCGTCCGCAGTCGTCCATCTGGCGCTTCCAACTCACCCGCGCCGAATGATCGGGTCAGGTGATTTTTCGTATCGAGGATGAGATAACGTTCCGTGGTGACATGTTTGGCAACCATCAATTTGACGATCTGTTGAGTGAACCACCCATGCACTTTCTTCGGTATGCTGACGACCTGAGGGGTTTTGATGATCCTGACCGGCAGACCGCCATACTGGGGCATCAGTTGCTTGACATCCAGTTCGCCATCAACCGAGTTGTCCACGATGAGGATTTCATGCAGCAGTGATCGATCCAGGTATCGGCTCAATGACCTCGCCTGGAGTTTCAACAACGGCATTTCGGACATTTGAGTGACGGTGACCAGGGTGTATTTCATCACACTCGTTTCAACACGAAGCGAACTTCATCGGCCACGTTGTTGTAAGTTAGCAATGCTTCCTTGACTTCCTCGTCGGTCTTGAATTTTGATTTCCAATGCTCCTGCAAGCCCACTTGCATGGATTCGACAACGAAATCGATGTCCCAGTAGATCGCGAGCGGTGAATTGGCGTTACCCCTTCGAACCCATTCGTCACAGCATGCGCGGGACAACAAGGTGAGCATTTCGAACGTGATTGGTCTTACATGGGTTGGATCACCCCAGAAATTGTTCGAGCAATGATGCGGGACGGCGATCTCGAATTTGCCTCCGGGGACCATCACACGATACGCTTCCTGAATGAAAGTCTTCAGATCACGGAGATGCTCCATGACATGGTTGGCGGAGATTTCATCCACTGATCCACTGGCGACCGGCCATGGCTGCTCGATGTCCCATAGTTCATCGGCCTTCGCCGTCACTTCCTTGTCCACGTTGACGAAGCCGTCGAGCCGGTTCATGCCGCAGCCAACATTCAGTTTCCACGGTTGTTTACCGCGAATGAAAAAATCCATCATTTCGCCTTCGAACGAGAGGTTGGGGTCGCGCTATCTGGCTTTTTGTATCCCGGCTTCCGACCGGGCTTGTTGCGTATTTTCACCGGAGGTGTCGAATCGGGATTGCTTTTCAGATGATCCACGATGGCGACGTAGTCACTTCCAATAACGTAGTTGGCCTCGTGCAGCGTCTTGACCGCGTCCAACAGCGTCGTTCTCCCTGGCGGCAGGATCGGGCCATTCGTCAGGGGTGGCGAAAACACGTCGCCCAACGGCGCGGTGACGATGTTCGCCGTGGGGTCGATGGTGCTCCATGAGTCAATCACACTCACATGCGCGACCGGCGGCGGAACCTCATAGCTGACCGGGTTGGAAACGGGATTGCTGTGGGCCATCGCATACGCATCTGGAACTGTCTGATGCAGTTCAATATGAGCCAGCAGAGTTTCGATGATTTTGGTGAGCGCGACATTGGCGGTTGCCATGCTGCCCTTGCCGTTCGCTTTTTTGAAATCCGCCAGCAGCGGTTCGATTTCACTTCGTAATGTCATTTTATTACCTTTATGTGTTATGAGAAAACCTTAGTTAAATCGAGGCTCTCAGGGAGGCGGTGAACATCTTTTGCGCAGAAGACGCAATTTGGACACTTTTTTCTTTCCAGAGGAACCGCCAAGATATGGCCATACTTAAGTTTTGGCATGTTCCATGTCACATCGGGAAACAAGTTCAGTTGGGTGATTTCATGAAACTGCGGCATGTAGCCGGAGATAGGATTCATCACGAACGCCTCGAACGGTCGATCCCGCAAATCCTTCAACTCGATGATCTCCATGTGCCCAAGGTTCTTGTCGGCGATGATGATGCTCCAGTCCTGTGGCATCTGGATACGGTAGGGTCCAACTTTAAGATCACACGAAGGCCGTGGGAAACTATCAAGGAAGAGCAAAGGCGGAAAGTAGAAATCAACATCGTTGACGTTACTATAATCCAGTACACAGTAGCGCAGGTCAAATTCCACGATATCTGGTAAAGAGTTCATGTCAAAAATTTCGTTGGTTTCCCTAAGTATCAAAATTTTCTTATTCCTTTAGTCAATCATTACAAATAGTTCTATAACACATACATGAACTAAATTGCAAATATTCGGACTTGATTCCTCACTCACCAGATGTATACCTCACCTTCTTGACGCTGAACGGATACTCCGCGTCCTTGTAGAACATCTTGCGTTTGGTCTGATGGCGCTTGGAAAACTTCAATGACGAACACAAATCCTTGATGTTGGCGAAGTCCTTCCCCTTGGCTTTGCGCAACAATCGGCCAACCGACTGAATGGTCCGGATGAACGACTTACCGGCCTCGTACAGGACCAGATTGCGTAGCTGTGGTACATCGATGCCAACCGAGGCCACGCCATAGGTGGCCAGGATCACCTTGTTCTCGGAGCCGCGCACCGAGGTGTATTCCTGTTCGCGCTTCTTCTCCTTGGTGTCACCAAAGATGAACACCGAATCCGGTATCAGGGCGTTCAACGCCTTGCCGGTCTCGATCCGGTCCAACAGCACGAGCGTGTTGCCTTCACCGGCCCAGGTTTCTATCATTCCGGCTATGTGATTAAGTCGATCACCATCGGACATCAGAAATTTATGTTCTGCGTCATAACTGGAAAATCCCACATGATCATCATTGAGTTCGACGACTTCAATGTGGCAGTCAGACAACACGCCACGCTCTTGCAAATCAGCCGCGCGAAGCTCGCCAACCTTTGGCCCGACGACGGCCAGCAAACAGATCGCTTCATGCTCCTCTGGCGGAATGGTGCCGGTCAAACCCCATCTGATGGGGATATTCGCCAGAGCGTCACCAAGAAGGTCTTTAATTTCCTTTCCCTTCAATACGTGGGCCTCATCCACTGTCACACAGACGACATCCTTGATGAAGTCTTCGATGGGAATCGCGATCTCGTCGCGTTTGGTTCGCTTCGCCATGCTGACCATCGATTGCCATGTCACGATGACGTGACGATTGCCGTATTCCTTGCGCTCACCATAGAAGACACCAACATCCAGACCCAGATTGCGATAGTCTCTTTCTGTTTGTCGGATCAGGCTCTTGCTCGGCACGATGACGATGGACCGGCCATAGGGCTCGACCAATGAAGAGATGCCAGCACATATCATCGTCTTGCCAGCACCAGTGGCTATCTCTTGAACGGACTGCAAATTTTGCGTGAACCGCTGGATCGCGTCAACCTGATAGTCCCGGAGGATGATCGGCTCGCCCGCCATCTCATGACCTTCCGGCCACATTTTGTCGGCGAATAGCTCATCGGTGATCTCGGGAAACTTGAAGTCGTAATCTGGTCGTCTGTCATCCAGTTCGACCTCATAGCCTTCCTCGGCGAGGATGGGCAACAGTCTGTCCAGCAGGTTGAGATAGGTCGCGCCACCGGCTGTGCAGAACGAAATCGTGCCATCCCAGCGTCCCAGCTTGTACAGCGGCATGTGCCGTGCGCTCGGAACCATGAACCTCAGGGCATCGGTCAGCCGTCTTCTGATGAAAGGATCAAGTCCGGAAAATTTGATGTTTACCTGATCGAAGACATGTAGTGTGCAACTCTTGGTCAAAAATCATCCTAATTGAAATGAATGGAGGTGTTGTTGAATCATCAAATGTATCCACTTATCGTCCAACAACGCTAATATTCTGTCATTGACGTATTCTCTGAATATGCACATATTATAATAAACCGAGAACAGATGTATAGGTTTGTCTCGCCAAAACTCAGGAATGTCTTCGATTATCCTCGGATACATCGGATCGGGCATCGTCGGGAACAAAGCATGCGCCGCGAACACCCAGGGGTTTGGCAGAACGGATGGTGACATCTGATCGGCGGTCTTGTGATCATAGATGATGGTTTTCGCGAATTCCGCGCCATAATCGCGAATCTTCGACCATTCTCCCTGCTGCAAATCGACGATTAGTACCCCAGACCTGTACTTATCGATTTCTTCACTGGATAATCTGAAGTGGTAGTGTAAATGCGTGACTTTATCAAGGAACAAGGCTTTGGATGCCTGTTTCCATACATCTCGTCTCTCAGTAAAGATCACGATGTGCTCAGGATGTCCCAGTCTGACGGCGTTCAGCAGGGCCATTTCATCGAAGCAAGGATGATACAGTCTCTGAACGATCCCGCGCAGATCACAATCGAGCAGAAACTGCGTGATCGCGCGTTTTTCATCAGAATAGGCGCACACGAATTGATCGAAACTTTGCTCATCGATCATGTCCTGTTGCGCCAGGATGGTCAGGTCATCGGGCAACTTGACGTTGGAGACTTCCTGTATCCGCAACAATCGTCGGGCGATGGCCGGGGTCAGCGACAGCCCGAAATCCTGGTTCATAGCGTGACGCCGTTGGCGACTTCGGTGATCCAGCCGCTGAGCAACGGGTCATCACAGACATTCGCCAGGATGATGCCGTCATGGATGGCGCACAGCGAGGGTTGGTCGAAGCTTCGTCGCGCCAGTCTGAGATAATCACTGGTCGCGTCATCCCGGCCGAATTGTTCTTTGTGGATGAGGGCGATGATTTCGCGAATGTTGAAGCGGCAGACCGGAACGATCCAGAGCTTGTACAGCCAATCATAACGCGCCGTCTGACCCATGGATGATTGAAACATTTCGCCACCGAGCCAACCCGTGATCTTGCCTCGACAAATGACTTTGAGCGCGTCCTTGATTTCGTCATTTTTCTTGAACCGGAACGCCAGCAGATTGCCGCCGAGATGTCTGACCTCTTTGGGAACGAACGTGCTTTCGTAGGGTTCATGCCGGTACTGAGGATTGACCAGCATCGTGCTGATCTCGGCGTTGGTCGCGTAGCCGTATTCGACGAGGCACGAGCGTACCTTGTCGATCATCTTGAGGATGACCGCGCCTTGCTTGTTCGAGAGTGGCTTGTTCGCGTCAACGTATTGACCGACATTACTGATGAATTTGAGGCTCCACTCATCACTCAATGATCCGTCGAATGGAAGTTGACCTCTTTTCCAGAGCACTCCTGGGAAGTTTAAGCCTCGCGTATTACGAATCTTGATGAATAAATCTTCAACGTGCATCAGTCATTTGTAGTCTATTCAAAACAGATATTGCAATCGTTTTGATGTCGTGCTAAATAGTCACTGCGGGATGGCCTGGAGTAGCCCCAGAGTTTGGCTCATAACCAAAATGACGATTGTGCAATTCAATCTCCCGCTTCCAACCTCCTTGACAAATTCACATTCGATGGTAAGATTGCGCATTATGTCGAAGCAAACCAAATTGGTGAAGATCAACGGCGTTCTGACGAGCGTCAGAAGCCGGAAGAATCCGGCGAAGCCTCACAATCCTGTTTTGCAGGATTTGCGGACGAATCCGCATTTTTGCCGTCGTCAGACCACCAAATCACAGAAGGCTTTGCGGGCTCGCGGTGATACCTGGGATCGTAGGTGCAAACACAAGGATCGGCCCAATGTCGGATAAACTGACGCCCGAGGACATAGCCATCCTGCAAGCCATCACTGAGGATATGTGGGCGAAGGCTGAACAGGTCGTGGCAAGCCGCAAACCGAAGTTTGGCTTTCGCCCCACCAGGGTCACAGCTTTTCCAAATCGGCACCGACACGCCGGATGACTTCCGGCCAGGTATGGGCCATCTTCTGGCGGTAAATCGTCATCGTCGGATACCACGACGAAGTATCGCGACCGTCCCAGAACCAGCGCCAGCATCCATCAAAGCGATTCAGCAACCAGATCGGCACGCCCAGCGCTCCAGCCAGATGCGCTACCGTGCTATCGATGGCGATCACCAGATCAAGTTGTTGGATAACCGCTGCGGTATCAAGCAAGTCGAAATCGTTCTGCAACGGCTGCAATAGTCTCTGTTCATTGACCCGTTGATCCGGCATCTGTAAACTGACAAATTCAAATTTATCGCTGTGGTTCAGCAACGGCTGCATCAGGCCGAATGGCATGGAACGACGGTTGAAGGTTCTCCGATGTTGCGCGTCTCCCCCGAGAGCGCCAGTCCAGACCAATCCAACGCGTGGTTTCTTGGCGACCGGCAATTGACGTGTGAGCAACAGGTCTTGGGGGACCACGAAATACGGAGTGACATCCGGAACGGTATCAACAGTGGTCTCCAGGACGGTTGGCACATCCATCATCGGCAGGATGCTGGCACCCAATGGAATGTGATCGACGACCTCGAACGACGCGTCCAGTGGCATACATGACAGCAGGCGTCTCAGTGGCTTCGATGCCTGAATCGACAGTTTCGCGACATGCGGGCGGAGCAGCTTGGCGTATCTGGCGAACATTATAATATCACCGAGACCTTGCTCGGCGCAGAGCAACACATGTTTGCCCTGAATGTCGGCGATGGAATTTATCGGTGATTGTTGATCCCGGATGACCTCGAAGTCATTTTTGATGATGTGGCCATGTCTTACCTGATACATCTTCCAGCCACGCGCCCAGTCACCGGTTCCAAGCCACAAATTGGACCACAGGAAATCCAGTCTTGGCGAATGAAGATCATGCTTTTCGAGCAGAGCAAGCGCTTCACCAGATTTTCCCTGTTCCATCAACAAGTTGCCCCAATTCAGGATGATGGCTGGCGTCGGTTCGAGCTTATTGTAACACTCAATCGCTTCACGATAGCGTTCCAACATCTGTAAGCAGAAGGCTTTATTGCTTAAAATCTCGGCGGAGGTGGGATCGCGTTCCAGCGCGTAATTCAGGTGCTTGAGAGCCTCATCCCATTTTCCGATGGTCGAGAGGCAATCGCTCAGAAAGGCACGCAAACGTAGTTCATCGGGGTACACCATCAATCCCTTTTCGATGAACATCATGGCCTCATCAAACCGAAACTGTTCCCTCAGAGTCATGGCAGACTTGGCGTAAACAGACCATTCCGCCCTGATTCCCGGCAATGCCATGCTCGCGGCCAACCATTGCACACCGTCATCCACATGACCCATGCCGACCAAGGCCGTACCGATTTTGTTCATGGCGTCAAATGCGTTCGAATCACCAAGGGATTGCATGGCTTCCCTGATGGTATTTTCATTGTTATTTTGCATCATCCACGTTTATCATACTTACGATTTCGTAACAAGCATTTTCCATCCTTGATATTTCTTCCGTCCATGATAATGATGTCGTAGAAGGAGACCACGATGGATACCGCCGCGCAACTCAACGTGATCGACAATTTTCTGACTGGTCTTGGCTTCAACCTCCGCAGGAACTCCATCGGCTGGCGCACCTTCGTGCCTGGCATCTTCGTCAATGGCATGACGATCATGGTGGACAGTGACAGGCTGCTGTCTCCTGGCGATATTTTTCATGACGCGGGTCATGTCGCCACGGTGCCATCGATGTTTCGTGATCGGCTACGCGGCAACGTGGGGAAATCACTGGTTCCGGTGATGCGGGCCTATTTCAGGACGCACGATCTGATGCTTGATGATCGTGGCACCGAGGACCCGGTGTGTCGGGGTCTGCTGCAATGTTCCGAGGCGGAGGCGATAGCATGGTCCTACGCCGCCGCCGTGGCCTCTGGTCTGCCGCCTGAGAGCGTGTTCCATCCGAAGGCGTATGACGGGGAGGCAGCGACAGTACAGGTCATGCTGAGCCTTGGGTCGCACTTCGGCGTGCACGGTCTCCAGGCTGCCAAGATGACGACCGTCAGGACGTATCCAAAAATGATGCTATGGTTGCAGAAGTAAAATCGGCATGATCAGGCGGCTTCAACTCTCTCGCTGATCATTTCTTCGACTTCGCAACCAAGCACAGTCGCGATGATCCGCATGTTCTCTTCATTCGGAAGTCTGATGCCGGTTCGCCAATGTTGAACGGTCGTCGCGCTCACTTCGGTGGCGTCAGCGATGATTTGATTGCGAAGTTGTCGATCCGTCATGCGCGAATTCATCGCCATGTAAAAATTGTTCAGTCCAAACACACCCCATCGCGGGCGGCGCTTGGTGGTCGCGACCAATCTCTTGCTGTCTGTTGGCGCGTGCAGCGTGATCGGGATCAACAATCCGAACGGCGTTTCTACCGCGCCCAGTACCAACCCCATCTCAAACAGTGATTGCGCTCTGTTGAGCGGTATATTTTCGCGTCTGGCCCATGATCTCAGTGGAATCGTCACCGAGTTTCCCAACAGATCGACGGGCTCATAAACCACCGCGTGGCGCATCTTGATGTAATCGCAGATCGCCACGACCTCCGCCATCCCCGGAGGCGTCGCTCTCGCTCTCAGCCATTCGATGACATCATTGACATCCATACCAAGATAATCGGCCAGAGGATACGCATCAAATCCATGTTTTTTCATGAGATTTCGTAAATTCGCCGCGAATGCACTTGGTTGCGGCGTGGTCAGATATTCAATCGAGCAATGCAACATCTCGGCGGTCTTCGCCAACGCCTTTTGCTTGGGGAAACACTTGCCGTTCCGCCATAAACCAACGAGTTGCCGAGAAACGTCAGCTTCGTCAGCCAGATGCGCGTCTCTGATTCCGTACTGCGCCATCAGCCGGTTTAAGTTGGCGGCGAACGCTGCCGTCATGGTCCAATCACTCAACCACAATACTCCTTACAATACTCGACACGAGTCATAACATAACCCTGAACAAAGTCAAACAAAGGACTAAAATCACAGCAGCGTTCCCTCGATTCCCTTCTCTCGGAGCTTGGTGATGTTGGTCAATTGGAAATGAAGGAATTCGTGATGTTTGGTAAGTGAGAGAAACTTGTTGCGCGCCAACGCGAACATGTTGCGAATTTCCGCCAGATCGAGCACGTCAGGATCGGTTTCGGCGTATTTTTCCACCATGCTGTCCGTCAGTTCACGATTGTAATGTTCCCGAAAGCTTCGGCGTTTCGCTCCGAGCAGGCGTTTTTCCCGGTTTTCAAGAAAGCCAATGATCTGTTCGATCTCCTGCAATTGCGCGAAGCGATGGCCGCTGATGCCGGGCAACAGGGTGGATGCCTGTTCCACCCTGTTGCCACGCTTCACCAGAGCATTGCTCTCATGAACTCCTTGCTCATATTGCTCGATGTAGTAATCGTAGGCATCGGCGATTGGACTCAAATCATCGGGATCACTGGTGAGTTTGGAATACCAATTTTGTTTACTGAGCATTATTCCTCTTCAGTCAGTTCAATTTCGTCCTCATCCAGGTAGACCTCCTGATAGGCTTCCGCCAGGTCCGCGTCCTCATCGACGATCTCTTCGAGGTCGGACGCGGAAAATCCGTATTCAGCGAACGCGTACATGAAGCGTTTCGACAGATCGGCGCGTTTCGTATGGGGCACCACTTCGCGTGCCGCTTCCCATACGCTGATGATCAGTTCTGCTTCACTCGACATCGGCACCCTCCGGCACCTCGTTCACGCCGACCGGCTCATCAGCATCGTTATACTCTCGCATGACCATTTCAAAAAACTCCCCATCCATGTGCTTACGAAACAATTTATGCTCTTTACCAGTTTCCTTGCTCGAATAGATATAGTAATTTCCGTCCTTGACCAGGACCTTTTCCTTGATCATCTCAAACAATCCCGAATACGGGTCCATGCCACGATCATAGGGAATGTGAACTTCCACTTCCTCGAATGGCTTGGCATAACGCGACTTGACACACTTGATCGTGGAACGGATGCCTTGCACCGTGGTCGTCTTATTGCCTTCGGAGTCCAGCTTCAATTTGGCCTTGTTCATGCTCATCACGATATCGGACAGATAAATCTGACCGCCGCCGCCTGAGATGATATCCTCGTGATCACTGTACTGGTTCTGGTTCGTGTACGTATGGTTGGTGCAGACCAGTCCGGCCTGATACCCCTCGAACATTCCCATGGTGCTCTTGAACAACGCCTTGACCTGTTTCGCGAACAAGCCTTTGTCGCCCTTCAGATCGCCATCCTTGAATTGCTCGATGTTGGTTTCCGTCAGCAGATTGCCAAGACTGTCGAGCACGAACAGCACGGGTGGCTGATCCTCACGCGCCATCTTGGCCACGTCGGCGGTGTAATCTTCCATGAAGTCGCTGATCGTCTTGGCGACCTGATTGATGGTGGTTTTCGGCCAGCGGATGAGGTTAGGATGTTCAGTTGGCACGCCGAGAGCTTCGGCCCATTTCTTCTTGACCGCGCCTTCACTGTCCAGCAGCACGACGGCGACGCCTTCGGTCAGCGCGTTGCGCACGACGTTGGCGGAAACGATGTAGGATTTGCCTGAGCCAGAGGCTCCGGCGAACGTGGTGGCTGATCCGATGGGGACACCGCCGCGAAAATTTCCGGACATCATCTTGTTGAGGGCGAAGTTGCCGGTATCGATCCAGGTGAGAGGATCATAAAAGCCGTCTTTGATGTTCAGTTTTTTGTTCTGCTCCTTGCGGAACTTTGTCATATCGTATGGGCGTGAGGTTCTCATAATTTTTCCATGAAAAATCATCCGTGGAATTTTACTTCCACGGATGAAAAGAGTTTTCAGTTGTGTTTAGCTCGCTTTTGCGGTGCGTTCTCTCAGCTTCGCCAGAATATCGGCGGGCTGCTTGCCGGATACCTTCGATGTTTCCTCCACCACCTTTGGCTCGACGACGGCTGATACCGTTGGCGCGTCATCCGCCATGTCATCCAGGGATGGCGCGGCAGAGTCAGTCGTTCCGGTGCCGTACGGACGGAAGTACTTGCCGAAAGACGCGAAGTCGTAAGGCTCGCCAGCGAGACTGGCATGAAACATCGCCTTGATGACGGCGATGCCTACCGCGTCGGGGCGTGGCCCCCGAAACTCCGACAAATTGAACAAATCAAACTGTTCAATAGCCAGCATTTCCGCCTCGGAAAGAGGACGTGAGCGAATGGAAAGGCCAGATGTGCCATAGGCATTCTGCTTTCCGTCCGGTGCCTTGGTCTTTTTGATCCTGAAATCGTACCCGTTCAGATAGTCGGTCGGGTAAAATTCGCGTTCCGCGTCCGCCGTGTCAGACATCAGCTTCTCAACGATTTGCTTGCCGAGCATGAACCGACGAATCGGGTTTTCCGGCACGGTTGGCTCTTCGATAGGTGAGGATACCACGAAGCCTTGCGCGATGAACGAACGCTTCTTGTAGTAAATTCCGCGAATGACCTTCTTGGAATCATCCTTCCACCACGGCTTCGTCTCCGCGATGACCGGACATGTTCCATTTTCGAACATGTCAACGCAAGGAACCGTAACTTCAATGCGATTGGTTGTCGGTGAATCACCGCCTACTGTTCCTTCGAACGGCAGCTTGAGGGTTTGCCTTTCGGCCCACCACCAGGGATTGTCTACTTTGTCGGGAAGAAAACGAACCACAGTCGTGGCCCCGTCTGGCATTGTCCAGAACGGAAAGGAGGCGTTGTCGCCACCAAAGTTACGTGTACCGTTCTTCTTTTCTTCGGTTTC